TTTCCATCTTCATCTGAAGGTCTTTCATATCAAGTGATGGAAACATTTGAGCTGCAGCGTCAATTCTTTCTTTGAGTGTCACAGGGTCTTTTCCTGATATCACACAATTATTAGTCCTATTTTTACTTCTATGCACAAATGCATCATCTGGTATGTCATATCCCATGAACATCATATCAGCAACAGAAGACGGTAGAACACTCCAGTTTGCAAAGTGACACAACCCATCATAACCAGAGTCGTAAATCTCCTGTTGCATACCATAGTCAACAGCTACAAGGTTGTCCACCTTACCATTACGGTATATAGCATTACACCCCCATGTGGTCACGGGAACACCAAACATCTGGTGACTAGGACAATACCACTTGCGTGACTCACCATTACCAATTACAACGTGTTTCATAGTTCTTTCATCAGCGGGAAGATTTGAGCAATCTCATGAGCACACGCAATCGCAATATCTTGATGTTCCTTCTGTGTGCCATTCGCACTCCGTAGGTCAATGTAGTGTACCCATGAGCGCAGTGTACCGTTCATGTACAGTCGAGATACAGTCATACCCTCTGGTAGAACTGCACGAGCCTGTTCCTTGGCAATACCCTTACTGATTGCCCACTCGTATGTCTTCTGTGCCTCTCTCCACAAGGACATCTGTTTCATACGGAAGTCTTCATTAAGACGGCGTTCATCTTCTATATCAAAATCCAGTTCTACACTGTTCTGCCTGTTAGTAGGGTCTTGCAAACGTGCATCCCTAGTCTGGTAGGACAAATCCTTAGTAGGATCAGCGTATCGTTGGCTGAACTCTTGAAACGAAAACGAGCGATGCCGCAGGATTTGCCTTGCGATATCACGGGTTGTCTCAATTTCAATACATGCATTGACCATTTCCAGAGGCGACCAGTGACGATTCTTGATCAGATACTTTACAAGTTTCTCACTGGTTTCCTTGTTGTTTTGATTGCCCGGATTGGACACTCTGGCACAGTATGCAATAAGTTCCTGTGCATCATCAACTCCAATAATGTTATCGGGTTGTTGATATGATATCAATCTTACTTTCATAATATCTCCAAAATGGTGCCGCTGAGAAGATTCGAACTCCTGACCCACGCATTACAAATGCGTTGCTCTACCAACTGAGCTACAGCGGCATACCATTTACTTGTTAGAGTTAAACCTACGCTGAGGTTTATAACCCTTTGGCCAAGTGGGTTGACGATTAGCAAGTGTCTTAACTCGCTCCGACAGTTCGTTAGATTTCACTAACATCTCAGCATTGTCAAACTGCAATGCTTTGATTTGGTTTTCTAGTTCCCGGCACCGTGCCTCAAAGAACCCTTCTACTCGTTCCATCAACTGGACTCCTCTATGAGTTTCAATAGTCTTATCTTATACTGTTCTTGATCAATTGTCAAGAACCTTTCGTAATTATCTATGAGATTATTTAAATCATTCCATATAATATCATCCTCTAATGCTTTATCCCAATCAGGTCCAAAGTTGACCAGTTCATCTAATACAATCACTGTCTCTAAAGAGACTCGACCGCCTAGAAACTCTTTCATTAATTTAGGGTGTTGTCCATTGTTTACCACGAACAAATCTTCAAACGCTTCTACAAGAGGTTTCATTTCTAATTCAAACATGTCAAAGAAACCCTGTCGTTTCAGTTTCCATGACTCGTAGTTCTCATCATTGAAGTTGGCAATATACCCCTTCTTGTCCTTGATGAAGTTTGCTACAAAGTAGTTCTGGATTTCTTGTTCTGTCTTGTACTTGCGTGATAGCTTTACGAAGAACGATCTGTCCTTACGTTTGTAGAACGTGTCACGTTTGATACGGGTCTTTCCTTTGTATGTCACAAAGTCATAGTCACCCTTACCAAAGTGTGCCTTCATAGCACAGTACATTAGATAAACGTCAATCGGTTCCATTACAGATACGCTTCGATACCCAATCAGTTAAAATGCAGGGGATTACCCCGTGAATAATTAGAACAATAGCCATAGACCATGCATGAATAAGATGCATGAAATAGTTAGTGTTCTGTTCCTTGAGATGTTTCATACAGGAAGTTGCGCCTGTCGAGGAAGGAAGTTCAAATCTCGGGCGTTTGCCTCTATCTTCTCTTTGAGACTTTTGGAAATAAGACGGCCAACAGTATCAGGTTCAATCTCTTGACGATGACAATAGTCAAGGACAGCCTCCATATGAGTGATATTCTTTTCGTTTGCAATTTTTTCGATTTCCATCGAAAATGTTTTTGCGGTATTCAGTGCCATGTGTACTCCATTAAAATAAAAGTTGAGGGGCTAACCGTTGACCCCTCACGGATGTATTAAGGCATCACCCTGTTGATGGCCGATATTGGCCATGTTGGTATTTATACTCCCTGTGCGAGAGCACGATATCCTGCTGCGATCACAGCACGGGTTGGCTTACCAATACGATACTTATTGTAAACCTTAGTTTCGCCTTCAAACACACTAGTGCGTTTGTTGAGATATACAGGATATCCCTTCATACGAAGTGAGCTCATGAGCGCACGAACATTCTTAACGCCATATCGTGCGCTAATCTGCTTTGCAGTAAGTTCAGCTCCGTTTTCAAGTGCGGCAACAACTTTGGCTGCCTTAGAAGTAGTAGTCATAATTTAAAAATCTCCTTATCATGACAAATAGGATAGAGGTATTCCATCCTTTAAAGTGGTAGGTTATTCTGTTGCCAAGGAACCTACCGAAACTCCTGCACACTTACTGCTTACGCAGCGAGTGCCAATGGTGCAAAGTTATCGTTTGCATTTAGAAATTTGACCAATAACGCAGTCATCCGACAATTCTCCACTTATCTATTCCAGCCTGTCGATCCTATTTCGCCCCCATCAAAAAGAGATTTTACCATAACCAAGTAACAAGGCTATGATACCAGAGATGAGAATGATGTCAGCGCATACACTCCATGTAATGTATAATCTAAACATCACAACCGATATCTTTTTTACAAGACGATTCTTCATCTGAATCTCCTGATATCATCTCTTCCATACCAATCTCCTTTTGGTGGAGGCGGGGGGTATCGCACCCCCGTCCAGTTCTGTATTCAATTCGTATCATCAAATTGTATGTTATTTATACCATGTTTAGATTAATTTGTCAAGTACCTTATGGGTATACCCTTAACTTTTTCCTTAATTTCTTTTGCTTCTGGTTTGTTAAGTTTGACATTCATACCCTGACTTATAATACAAGCCCACGGTTTATTGGGGTTTTCCTCTAAGACTGTACTTGTCCCTGTCTCCAGATTTGCGTAAAGTGCAACAGCAGTTTCAGCCTGCAAGTCCACCCAAGCGGAAATTAGTGTCTCATTAAATTCCACTACTACTTTTTTAAGAACATCTTCCTTTGGGCCACAAATAACTGGTTTTGCTACAAGTTGGAAATTAGGCATTTCTTGTAAGTTTTCGGCGTCTGGGATGTTCTGTTGAGCTGATGTTTGACTACCCATTAACAGAAACATCGCCAGTATTATTACTAGATGTTTCATTTTGGTTGCTCCATTCTGTAACGGTTTCTATTAGAGCATCTATATAATCGTGTTTTTCTTTTATAAATTCTTGGACTGTCCCATCTTCTGTTACTACAAGTATTACTATTTGAGAGATTTCTATACCTGTTCTCTCTTCGAACATTTCTGCATATGCAGAACCTTGAATATAATAATTTTCATTCCACTTATCAGTGCGCTCTCTGGTTGATGTCTTGAAGTCGATAATCGACGGTACACCATTGTACTTTGCAATACAGTCAACCCTGCCCGCTACCTTATATTTATCACTGTAAAGACCTGCTTCTTGTGCATATATGTCATTAATATTGCATAATGCTTTGTCTTTCAGTTGACCAAAAAGACAATATGGCAGGAAATTCTTCTTGTGTTTTTCCCACTCTTTAGGATAATTGGACTGCATATTGTTAAGGTAGTCCTCACACATGTGATGAACTTTAGTTCCTCTCGCAGCAGCAGTCCTTGCTACATGGTTGGCAACATCATTACCAACACGTTTGCGCCACTCCATCAACCCCTTCTTGTTTCGCACTGATAGCACGGTTGTGATTGATGGATACTTATTACCCTCTGGTGTCTCATATAGACGAACACCGTCCTTATTAGTTGCTGTTATGGGTTGCAACTCCACCCCTACATGATTAAACATTATTTAATTTCTATTCCTGTAATTCCCAAGTTTTATTTGAAGCATTAAAGACCCTAACTTTATCATCTTGATCTGTAACTCTACTAGTTATATTGTTTGCTGCCATGTAAGTATTAAATTCATTCTGTTTTGTGTTTAGTTTACCATCACGGGTATCCTTGCCCCGTTTGGCAAGGGCGATGAAATCTTCTTTGGATGCCCAAACAAAAACAATTGTTTGAACTAACTCATCGGCACTATAACTGATTGTTTTGGAAACTTTGTCTGCTATATCATCATAACCAGACCTGCCATGAACTTCGTGTGGCCATTGAGTTGAAGTGTTAGGTCTTGTTGTGACTTTTGTGAGTGTGAAAGTTGCCATATTTAATCTCCGTTTGTCATATATTTATAACTTATATTATTGCGAATTTCTGTTGCAGAAATAGATTCGATTTCTTTTCCAAGATGTTCTTGCTCAATATCATACCCAACATCTCTACCATATGTGATATTCACGATATTTGGAACAGTCATAATAACATAATCCTTATCATATACATATCCATGATTTAACAGGTCACCGATTACAGAAGATTGGTCAAACCAAGTTTCTCCTGTGTCTCTTACCATTATTGCAACTTGTCCAGTTTTTGAATGAGCTCGTTTGAAAAGTTCTCTGTGTCCTTCGTGCCAAGGTTGGAATCTGCCAAGCATTTGTACAGTTGGTCTTTGTCTATCCATTGTGTAATCCTCAAATCATATTTTGTTGGTTCTACAAACAACTTGTTTGTATCTTCGTATTTACCCTCTTTTATGGTATCCATCCATATCAATTTGTCTGGTTGAAAGTGTCTGACTAATCCCGGCAAGGGACATACAAATCCAGAAATACTTATGCGGTCAAGTTCTGCAAGTTTACGCATCCGCAAAGCTTGACGTTCTCTTCCCATTGATGAGAACTCCCAATCATTATAGATATCCCTTACTATATCAGCATCCCAATATGGAATACCAAAATGTTTACCTAGTTTTTCGCCCAACCACGTTTTACCTGCTCCGGGCAGACCCATTATTAAAATCTTCATTATTCTCCAAACCCATAATTATACATTTCGATATCTTTCTCATACCACTGATGAACTTTCATTATATCTACATCATCATAGTATTTCCAATAAGGTTCATGTCCTGTTTTGAAAAAGTGCATTAGTGGTTTCGGCATAGGTACACCTATTCTGTTAAAAATATATTTAACTTCTTCATCATAATTCTCAAACCTTGCTATGTAATCTACATCAGTTAGATAATGACATTGAGGCGTGTTATGATCATGAATTAGTCCGTCTTTTCTTAAATTAATATTTAGCCATTCTTTAAAAGAAATATCTTTTGGTGGTTTTAGTGTTCCACTGTTATAAAAATAATTTGACAGTTCTCTGTCCCAAGGATTTCTTACAAAACCAAATTTAAAATATTCATTCCAATTCAAACCTAATTCTGGAAATGTATTTTCTTTCATCCAAGAAGATTCAATATGAAAAGTTATTTGTCCATCTCGAATTCTTTGTATTCTTCTAGCACTAGAGTCATTAGACAACATTCCATTCAATATACTCGTTCCACCAGTTTTAAACACTTTAATAAAGACATATTTTTTAGTCGATACTATTGTCATGCCAAAGCACGAATCCTCTCAACTAATCTATCTGCCCGTTTGGTAACCTGACGATACCACTGCGAATCAACCATCTCATCTGCAGCAGCATTCCAATCACGGGAATCCACACCACGCTTCATACCCTTGAATTTACTCAAACGAGGACGCCCCATATTGAACATCATATTAGCAATCACTTGCTGAGCTTCTTCTGGCAGACTGCCAAAGTCTTCGTAAAGGATGTTGCAGTCTCGCAAGACGTTTTCGCAATCCTGTTCGAAGGCCTCAATGACTCTGGACTCACTGATGGGAGTGCCGAGGTCCATGTCATATTCGGGGTCCGATTTAATAACCAAGTGGCCCACGCCAAATGTAGCATAACCAAGATGGTCATTATATATTTCATATTTTACGCCCTCGTCTATTTCTAGTTGCTCTCTAAGTTGGTCTAAATCCATCATTCCATTCCTATCCCAAGTTTAATCTTATTAATGAGATAACTACGAACGAAGCCACTACGGACAATATCACCGATAGTAAACTCAGTACAGTTAAACTCATCCATTTCCTCAAGAATTCTGAGGAAGTCATGTAATCCATTTTTTTCATTCGTCCTCTGTAAATCAGATTGATCAAAGTCACCACAAAACATAATCTTTGAGTCTTGACCAACACGGGTGACAATAGTATCAAGCTCATGGAAATTCATATTCTGACACTCATCTACTATAATGATTGCATTGTCAAATGTCAACCCTCTTAGGAAAGAAGTTGACAAAAAATACAGTGTGCCCTGTCCTTTGAGACGATCATACAGATTGCTGAATGACTGCTCATTAGGTTGTTCAAACATGAACTGTACCATGTTCTGATATGGCACCTGATAGAGTGCAGCCTTGTCTTCTTCATCACCCGGCAGGAAACCAATCTCTCGCGTAGGAATAAGTGAACGAACCAGAACCACCTTCTCGTATTTGGTTTTCAAATCCATGACTGCTTGCATTGCAAGATACAATGCACAGAAG